GCTATATATAAAGCATGATCTCTTTCCTCATAAGGTATTTCAGAAGTATCAAGATCTAATTCACGATCTTGTTTTGTAATTCTTTTGACTTGTGCTGTTCCTGTTTTTCCTGCAAATTGATATTTAGGATCATCTATTCTTGATTTATATGAGGTTCCTCGAACTTCATTAGTTGAACTAAACATGGCTTCTTGAACTAATTTCATATTTTTTACGTCTTCCACAATAGGTGAAAATTTATCTTCATCATCAGTTTTGCTGTCTACAATTAATTTTGGAATTATCTTATGTCCACCATTTGCAATTTGTGCTGTCATTAAACAAAGTTGAATAGGTGTTGTCTGAATATAACCTTGTCCAATACCCGTTATAATAGTTTCACCAAGTACCCAATTTATATTCACGACTTGCTCCTTGTCGAACATGAAGAAATCGCCAGTAGTCATCTGAGATGAAACGTATGTTTCGTATCCCAATACGTTCTGACGCTCGCGAGCTGGGCCAGCGAACAACATACCAGAACCAGCGTCTTGGCTCAACGCTCGCAAAGTACGGTAAGCGTTAACGCCTGACAAAGCAACCACGTTCTCCAATGGAACGTCACGGCCCATCAATGCAGCCTCCAAGTCAAGGGGGTTCATCGCAGTAGCGCTGTATGAATCCAAAGTACCAGCAGTAGCCTGGTTCTTCGCAACGCCGTTATTAGCATCACCCAAAATTTCAGCGATGATGTCAGCGTTGAACTTCTTAGCAACTGCGTCACGGATGTCTTTCGCGAGGAAAGCGCCCATGTCATCAGCAGACTGTGCCAACATCTGATCAGTCACCTGCGTGTGCGCAGCGTAACGAGTTGGAGACAAAGTCACAGAAGTGAACCCTGTGTTGCCAACAGCTTGTGCAGCACCTTCTTGAGGCTTGCCAGCAGCGGCAGGAGTACCCTGTACCTGGAACACAACGTCACCAGTCAAGTTGCCCAAGTTGCGGACACCCATGCGAGCAGCGATGTCGGTAGGCTTGAAAGCCTCAACGATACCGTTGTCAACCTCTCCGACAGAGCCACCGAACGCTGTAGCGTTAGCGTTAGTTCCGTCAACTGCCAATGCAGCACGAGACGTGATGAAAGAAGGAACACATACGCCTCCAGCTACGTTTACTTTCGCGTTCTGGAACTCGTTACGAGCCTCCTGGTTCATCTCTGCTTCGAGGCCAGTCAAACGACCCTGAGCAGCTTCCTTTACCAGCTTGCCAAAGCTGAACTTTTGGGCAGTGCGAGCCTCTGAATCGCCGAGGCCCTGGACGAACGCGGGTGCGTTCTTTTTGTTTTCATTTTCCATAGTGGAATTTTTGTTTTGTGATTTATTATTTCGAGCCTCGGTTGGCTCCTTTTTTTCTGTATTAAATGCTTGTGAGTAAGGGTGAGGCAAGATGGCCGGGTCAACCAGTTCGTCTACCCGCTCTTCTTGCTCCTCTTCCTCCTCTTCTTCCTTTTCGTCCTCGTCCTCGTCTTCTTCCATTCGCTCCTCTTCCTCTTCTTCTTCCTCCTCTTCGTAGTGACCAGGACGCTCTTCAGGCTTCTCCTCTTCTTCCTCTTCCATGTAGCCCTTTTCCTCTTCCTCTTCGTCGAGCTTACGCAACTCCTCTTCTACCTCCTCGTCAAGGAAAGCCTCCATAGACCGCAACGCAACCTCTGTAGTTGGGTACGCGCCTTGAGTAGTTGGAGAAACATCGTACAACGTCTCCACTTCGTTGATCGTGCGCAGGTTTACACCGTCGTCGCGACGCTCCCATGTGTCGTCGGCGATAGTGAACCCAAAGCTAGAAGTAGAAACATTGCCCATGCGAATGTTCTCAGCCAAGTCCTTAGCGTAGGACTGATTGCCCAGCTCGAATCGGTACTTGAGACCCTTGTCATCGACTTCCAGTTCCAAGCCGCGACCGACACGGGCCAATGGCATATTCCAGTCGTGGTTGAACAGCGCCACGGTGTTACCCATGTCGGCTTTGTCAAACGCACCACGAGCAATACGCTCGGCAAACCTTCCGCCAATAACGGTCTCATCCTCGAAACGAGCAGCATAGCCCTCAACAATGACGTTACCGTTCTCTGCTGAACGGACCTCAAAGTCGGAGCTTAGTGATCGCTTTTCTAAGTTTTCCATTATTGGTTTTATTTTGATGATAATTTATGACCCTTTGGGAACAGGTCGGTGTCGTGCTTACCGCTGCGAAACTTCTCGTTTTTCAGCGCGTAAAGATAGCTGTTTACACGAGCAAACGCCCACTGCTGTGGAGACTTTACGTTGGGACGAACAGACTCTGGGTTGGTTTCGTATGCGCCAATCCCACGGTTGTACACCTTTTGCAAAGTGGCTTGTGTAGTCTTTTTCTTAGAGTCGCTTACAGACTCGTTGTGCTCTTCGGCTTTCTTCTTGAGCGTAGGCCCGACACCTTTGTCCTCAGCTCTGCTTTCTTTTTCTGCCTTATTGATGGTGCTCTCACACCACCCCTTCATGCTGTCGCCACCCCAGGCAGCGTACATGATAGACCCGCAGATATCCTTGCCTTTGTCGTCAGTGAACTTGCCCTGATCGTAAGTCTTAGCACGCGACAGGAACGAGAAGGTACGCTTAATCGTAGCTAGGGTCAAACTTTGGCCCTTAGATAACTGCCGAGCACGAGTCCAACCCACGCTGGTCCCACAGCTCGTACCTTTCTCTTCCTTGTGCTTCAAGGCTGCCTTGGCGCGGTTCTTAGCCGCTTGTGGATATCCGCCGTAAGTCTTAGCCATTTTTCTTTGGCGTAGCTTTTTTGGCCTTTGGAGCCTTAATTTCAATTTCGTAGAAAGCCTTTCCTACACGGACAACACCTCCGTTCTCCCACACATCCTCAAAAGTGTTAGCAGGAATGTGTTGAGCACCAGGAGTCGCCTTGTCGAATTCCTTCGCAAAGTCCTCAGCGCTCTTGCATTTTTTGATTACTAGTTTATTCATCTTCTTGTTCTAAGTCCATCATCGCTTGGTTGTCCACTTCGTCAGCGCCCTGTTGAGTCCCTTGAGAAACCACAGAAGCGGCGTAGTCAGCCATAGCAGAGAGCGGTATTTGATTAAGTTGAATGTGGTGATTGTCACCTCCTTGAACAGGCGCCAAGCCCTCTTTACTGCGCACCTCATTGATCGATAAAACTCCATCAGAGAGGAGGGAATGATAGTAGTTAGCACGCGAGGCGGAGTCGGCACGTAGTAGTGAGTCGACATCGAACCTGCATGAAAGCTCGTCGTTGTTTCGTAGGACTTTGCGCTCGACTTCAAGCTCGATTCGGCGCACCCAGGGCAGAATCGTCCCTTGGAAAAATTGCAGTGTTTGTTGCTCATAGTTGTCGTAAGATGAGTTGCCCTCCATTCCGATGATGGCTGGCGGCACAGAGAAGAATCGTGCGATTTCTTCTGACGTGTACTTCTTAACTTCTAGGAACTGAAGCTGCTCCAAAGGCACAGAGAGCGGCTGGTAAGCAAAGCCACCCCCCAAGATAGCGACCTTATGAGCGTTTTTCTTGCCCATAAATTCCTGCTTCCAGCGCTCACTGGCCTCCCTCATCTGCTCAATCGTGAGCGGCTCCTTCGTAGTCAATATGCCGCCGAGCATCCCGCCGTTTTCAAAGAACGTACTGCCGAAATTCTGAATCGACTTGGCGGTGTTGAGGTTTTGGAGTTGAATGTTGGTTGGGTTCTTCCCACGGAACGCCTTGATTTCCAGGATCTGCTCCTGGGGAATAGGTGACGGAGCACCTGTGTAGTAGTACCAACGGGAACCGTCGGACTCTACCTTTGACTGAACCTCCGTTGCGGGGAGCCAGTAAATTTCGTCGTCAAGGATGAGTGCGGTGCCGATGCCGTAGAGCAAAGCGTCGCTCACAATCATCTGCCAGAACTCATACGCACCCATCATTGGGTTTGGCTCAACGGCCAGCAACCGAGTAACCGGGTGGTCCGGCATAGGTCGGCGGATGCCCTCTTCGTCAACCATCTCGACTGTCAGGCCCATCGAGGCAATCGTGTCTGCAATCTTGCTGACGCACGCGTATACAGCAGAAAGCGTAAGTGTGTCAATACCAGAAGCCAGGGTGGTGTCGCTCACGATGGTACTCAACCAGCCTGTGTGGGCTTGAGTCGGGAAGATGGGCGCTTCCTGGCGCTTCTCCTTATTCAAGCCAAAAATACGTTCGAATAGATTGCGTTCTTTGGGCATCAGCGCGAAAGTACTACACCAGATGCGCTACTAGACGAATTTTTTGCTACGTTCCTACGACCGACATAAAGAACTCGAAATCTGGTGGCGTCTCGTCCTCCTCAAACGTAAGCATTTCGCCTATCGCCATGATCGCCGCAACCACCCCGTCAATCTTGTCCCCAGACTTGGACTTGTCCACCTTAATGTTACCGCTGGGGTCTAGCTTGAGATGCACGTTGGTCATCATCCAACGCAGGACCTCATCGCCGCCATGGTGCAGCTTGCCTTCCAGTGCCAGCTTCTCGTAGAACTTCGACGGGAATGACATAGACGCATATCCTTGACCGAATGGGTCGCACGGAACACCGTCGCCATCCAGGTCGCGAATCAGGCTCAACGAGTTCCAGCGGTCATACGCCACGCCCTTGATGTTGTACTTCTCCGAAAGATTGTCTGGGTCGTACTGAACCTTGCCGTCCATCACGTAGTGGCCGCTGATCATGCGACGAATCACGTTGTAGTCCGTCACGTTACCTGGAGTGACAATGACGTTATCGTACTCCTCTATGTGGGCGTAGATGTGCGTCTCGTCTTTCTCCAGTCGACGCTGCACAGCTCGTTCTGGAAGGAAGTAGTAGTTGGATATCTGAACGCCCTGTTCGGGGTCGCCAACCGCCACGCTGAACGCAGTCATGTCGTCCGTGGCCGCAAGGTCCAGCCCGATGTACGCATCTAGTTTCTCCTCGTCCGCGTTAAATGGTTGCTTCAGGTTCTCCTCAGCCATCCACAAGTCGTCCTCTATCCATATATCTTGTGCCCCGACGAAAAGGTTGCAGTGCTTGACCATAAATTCTGTGATCGTGCGACCGCCATACAGCTTCGCGTTGTTGCACTGCTTGTGCAAGTAGTCCATTGAGATAGAAGCGTCCAGGCCAGGGTTCGCCTTCTTCCACGCTTCGGGGTCATCCCACTCGTCACCATCGTCTTTGTCTATCTCGTAGCACAAAAACAGTAGGTTTTCGTTCTTTACCGTGCCGTCCAGAACCTTTTTGCCACCGTTTACGAACTCGGTAGCCACACCGTCCAGCACGAAACCAGCGGTGGAGATGGCTAGCATGAGCGGCGACTTACGCGAACCCATGGACGAAGCGAGTACGCGGTACAGCTCACCGTCCTTCATCGCGTGCATCTCATCGACACACCCTATGTTCAAGCTCAGACCGTCCAAAGTGTTGGCATCGGACGAAAGTGGCTTGATTATGCAGTCTTTTGGGCCGTGAATCTCCTGCCTGTTGGCCGTAAACCGCTTCGTGAGGGGAGGCGAGCGCTTGACGCATCGGCGTATCTCGTCGAACACCTCTTTCGCCTGATCGCGCTTCGTGGCCGCCGTTACGAACTGCCCGGCACCGTCATCGTCGAGTACAGCCATCGCCAGGATGATGGCCGCTGCGAGCTGAGACTTACCAGATTTACGCGCAACAAAGAAGTGTGCGGTGGTAAAACGGCGTTTTTTGACGTCATCTTTGTGTACCCAGCCGAAAAGCTGGCCTATGAAGGCTACCTGCCACGGGGAGAGTATGAAGGGCCGACCAGCCCACTCGCCACGCGTGTGTACGCACACGGTCTCTATGAACGCCACGTACTTGGC